CTGAGGCGCCCCGGCCGGTCGACCTGCCGATCGAGGGCGCAGCAACATTCAAGGCATCGGTGATCTCGGTCGTGCTGCATTACACGCTGACAGACGCCTTGGCTTGATCAACCAGCCCGACGCTTGAAGCTGCCTTGGACATCGGCGCCGGTCTGCACCGTAAGGCTGCCGTACTCGATATCTGAAGCCACGATGGCACGGGTTTCGAGAACGAGCGTGTCTGCGGCGATTGAGCCAGCTGACCGTCCCGCGATGGTCGCGGATCGTGCGCGGATCGCGCCTTTGACCTCGGCCCCGTTGCTGAGCACCAAGGCATCAGCTTCAACCGTCCCGGTGACCTTGCCATGAAGCTCCAGAATGCCGGTGGTTGCTATGCCGCCATCGACGAAGAGGTCTTCGCTGATCACCGAGCGCTTGCGCTCGGGGCTGTTGTGCCCGCGTGGAGTAGATGGGGTTATCATATGTCTGCTTGCTTTATGAACCACGACTAGGCGCTTCCTTGGCCGCTGGGTCAAGGCAGCTGACGCCGCAGTTTCACGGAACAGAGGACTACCACCATGGCACGAGCCCAAGGGGCGCGGGCGCAGATGGCGCTTGCGTTCGAGACGACCTATGGCACGCCGCCGGCAGGCGGCTTTACCAAGATGCCGTTTGCCAGCAGCACGCTAGGGGCCGAGCAGCCCCTGCTGAATTCGGAGCTGCTGGGCTATGGCCGGGATCCGCTGGCCCCGATCAAGGACGCTGTCACAGCCGACGGTGATGTCGTCGTGCCCATCGACGCGGAGGCCTTCGGCATCTGGCTGAAGGCGACGCTGGGCCAGCCGACTACCACCGGCACGGCGCCGGGTCCGTTCACGCACGAGTTCCAGTCCGGCAGCTGGGACCTGCCAAGCCTCTCGATCGAGACCGGCATGCCCGAAGTGCCGCGCTATGCGATGTATTCGGGCTGTGTCGTTGATCAGCTGACCTGGCAGATGCAGCGGTCCGGTCTGCTGACGGCGACGGCCCGGCTCGTCGCGCAAGGCGAGGCTGTGGACACAACCTCCCAGGCCGGGGCGCTGGCGGATATCGCGCTGAAGCGGTTCGGGCATTTCAACGGATCGATCCGGCGTAATGGTACCGATCTCGGCAACGTTGTCTCGGTCGATATCACCTATGCCAACAATCTCGACCGGATCGAGACCATCCGCGCCGATGGCCGCATCGATGGGGCGGACCCCACCATCGCGGCTCTGACCGGTTCCATCGAGGTGCGCTTTGCAGACAGCACGCTGGTGAGCCAAGCGATCAATGGCGAGCCCTGCGAGATGGAGTTCGGCTACAGCCTGCCCTCCGGCGAGGCGCTGACCTTTACCGTGCACGCCGTCTACCTGCCGCGCCCGCGGATCGAGATCAACGGCCCGCAGGGCGTACAGGCGAGCTTTGATTGGCAGGCCGCGCGCGACACTACCGTCGGCCGCATGTGCACTGTGACCCTCATCAACACTACCGAGACCCTGTAATGCTGACCCTCGATCTGACCAATGACCCGCGCTGGGTCGAGCTTGCGCCCGGTGTACGTGTGCAGCTCCGGCCGCTGACCACGGCGCTGATGGTCGCCACGCGCAAGGATCCTGCGGTGGCGGCCCTGCCTGAACCTGCGCTTGAAGCGCTGGGCTCAACGGCAATGGGGACACCGTCGTCACTCACAGATGTTGAAGATATTTCGGAAGAAGAACGCGCCTTGATCTTTGCAAAGGCTCTGGCACGTCGCGCGATCCTCGCCTGGGAGGGCGTGGGTAATGCCGATGGCAATGCGGTGGATCCGAGTCCGTCCCATATCGATGCGCTGCTCGATATCTGGCCGATCTTCGAGGCCTTCCAACTGCGCTACGTCTCCAAAGGCCTATTGCTGGAACAGGAAAAAAACGGCTCCGCGCCCTTGCCGACTGGGTCTTCGGCGGGGGCGAGCGATACTGCCAAGCCTGCCAGGAAACCTGCAAAGACTGCCCGGCGCTCCAAAACCAACCGCTGACCTACGAAGGCGAGCAGGTCTGGGACCTCGTCGGGCGCTTGGGCGGTCAGATGCGTGTGCTGCCCGGGGCGGTTACGGGCTGGGATTTCACGGCGGCGCTGAAGATCGCCGAGGCGCTGGGCGTCCCGCCCATAGCTGTGGCTGAACTCCTGCCCGTGATTGAGGCCGTGATGGTGACCAAGATCAACGAACAGATGGACCAACGTGATGGTTGAGAAAAAGGTTTCCGTTCGCCTCGGCGCCACCGGCGGTCGCCAGGTCCGTGCCGAGCTGGAAGGTGTCGGCGAGGCGGGCCGCCGGGGCTTTGGCCGCCTGAGCCGTGAGATGGAGTCCGCCAATCGGCGGCTGTCTGGCTTCACCCGGCGCCTGCGCGTGGAAATGGCTGCCGCGGTTGCAGCTGCGACCGCCGCCGGCGCGGCGCTTATCCGGTCTGGGCTGCAAACCGTTGATGCGCAGGCCAAGCTCGCGCAATCGCTGGGCACCACCGTCGCCTCGATCCAGACGCTGGAGCGCGCAGGCGAACTGGCCGGCGTGTCCATGTCCGGGATCGAGCAAGCGACCAAGGACCTGATCCGACGCCTGAGCCAAGCCGCAGCTGGGGGCGGTCCGGCTGCCGATGCGCTCGACCGTCTCGGGCTTTCCGTGCAGGACCTCATGGCGATGCCTCTCGACCAGCGCGTGGGTGCCATCAACGCGACGATCGAGGAATTCGTGCCTGCGGCTGAGCGCGCGGCCGTCGCGGGCCAGCTCTTCGGTGAAGAGGGCTCGATCGCGATGAGCCGGATCGACACCGCAACGCTGCGCCAGGCGACCGAGGATGTGATCGCGTTTGGCGTGGTCGTGTCGGAACAGGATGCCGAGCAAATCGAGCGCACGAATGACGCCCTCTCGCGTCTGGGCCTCGTCTGGCGCGGCCTGTCGAACCAACTGGCCGTGGCCGCCGCGCCGGCCCTCGAAAGCGTGGCGGAGGCCATGGCGCAGGTTGCCAGTCGGACGGGGCCACTTGGGCGGGCTATATCAGGCTTGTTTGAGAACCTTGGGCGCCTGACCACGTATGCCGCTACTTTCGCTGCCTTCCTCGCTGGGCGCTGGGTTGCTGGCCTTGCCGCTGCGGCCTTTTCCGTGCGCGGGCTGGCCACTGCGCTGGTGGTTCTACGCGGCGCGCTGATCCGAACCGGCATCGGTGCGGTCATCGTTGGGGCTGGGGAACTGATCTATCAGTTCACCCGGCTTGTGTCGGCCACTGGCAGTTTTGGCGAGGCAATGCGGCTGGTTGGGGAACTGGCCTCGGAAGTCTGGATCCGCGTCGGGCTGACCCTCGATCAGGCGCTGGCCAATATGGCCGCCGGGTGGAACGAACTGAAGTCCGCTGGGTTCGAGGCACTGGAAGGCTTGATCGAAGCGGTTGTGTCCTTTGGCGACCGCACGGCCGCCGTGTTCCAAGGCGCCTATGACGCGGCGGTCGCAATCTGGGGCAACCTGCCGGATGCGATCGGGGATTTTGCGTTCCAGGCGGCCAACGGCCTGATCGCTGGCGTCGAAGCCATGCTCAACGGCGTCGTCACGCGCATCAACCGGTTCATCTCGGGCCTGAACGAGGCACTCTCGCTCTTGCCGGATTGGGCCGTGGGCGAGGGCGGCGTGCGGCTCGGCACGCTGGACCCTGTCAATCTTGGCCGGATCAACAACCCATTCGCTGGGGCGGCGGAAGCCGCTGGGTCCGCTGCAGCCGATGCGTTCTCTGCCGCACTGTCCCAGACCTATCTGGAAGCACCGGATCTTGGCCTGAGTGGCCGAGCGGATGAGGCCCGCGCCAGGGCAGACGGCTACCGCGAAGCCGCCGGCATGTTGTCTGACGCGGCGAGCCGCCCGCTCGCGGCCTGGGACCAGCTCCGGTCTGTGCTGACCCAGACGGGCACGCAGGCGGAGACGGCGATGTCCGAGGCCGCCACCGCCACTGACGCATTCGAGCAAGAGCTGGACGAGGCGGCCGGG